CCGTTGTCTGATTTGTTGCTGATCCGTGAGGATTTCATCCGCATTGTGGGTGAGGGTGGCGATGAGGACATGGACCGTATTGATGCGGTTACGTCGAATGCGCAGTCGAAGCTTGGTAACCCGATTTCGTTTGCTTTTCAGGACGAGTCTGGCCTGTATACGAAGACGAACAAGATGATCAAGGTTGCTGAGACTCAGCGTCGTGGTGCTGCTGGTATGGGTGGCAGGACGATTGAGACTACGAACGCTTGGGATCCGTCTGAGAATAGTACGGCGCAGCGGACGTTTGAGTCTCAGTCGAAGGATGTTTTCAAGTTCTTCCGTCAGCCTCCCCCGCATCTTTCGTATGGGAATAAGCGTGACCGGGCTCTGATTCATAAGTACGTGTATGAGGGTTCGCCTTGGGTTGATTTGAACTCTATTGAGGGTGAAGCGTCTGAGTTGATGGAAACGGATCGTGCGCAGGCTGAGCGGTTCTTTGGTAATCGGTTGGTGTCTGGTTCTGGTGCTTGGTTGAAGGATGGTGCCTGGGATGCCGCGTTTGCAGGAGTGGTTGCCGAATCCGCCTGATGGTTCACAGATTTGTCTTGGGTTTGATGGTTCGTTGAATAACGACTGGACCGCGATTCAGGCTGAGACGATTGATGGTTTCACGTTTACTCCGCGGTATGGGCCTGATAGTAGGCCGGCGATTTGGAACCCGCAGGAGTGGAACGATGAGATTCCCCGGTCTGAGGTTCACGCAGCGGTTGATGAGCTGTTCACTCGGTATAAAGTCGCGCGGTTCTACTGTGACCCGGAGGATTGGTACTCGGAGATTGGTGATTGGGCGTTGCAGCACGGCGATGAGCACGTGTTTGAGTGGCCAACGAACCGCATCAAAGCCATGTACGCGGAGATTAAGCGTTTCGAGATTGACCTTTCCACGAAGCGCATCACGCACGATGGTTGCCCGATTACTGCTATTCACATGGCGAATGCTCGTAAGGCTGCGAAGCCGAACCAACAGTATGTGCTGATTAAGCCTGCCGATCACCAAAAGATCGACGCTGTTATGGCCCGGATCCTTGCGCATACTGCTGCGTCTGATGCCCGTGAGGCTGGCTGGTCCGATGAAGAACAAGACAACCGTATTTTTTCGTTCCGTTAGGGGGCCATTGTGGCTTTAAGCCGTGATGAGACTGACCTGGTTTCAGGCCTTACTAATGATTTGGCTGTTTTGGCTACTGAGGATACCCGTCTTGACCGGTATTACGAGGGGTCGCAGCGGCTTGAACATATTGGGTTGGCTGTTCCTCCTGAGTTGCGCCGTTTTGAGACGTTGGTGAACTGGAATCGTACTTCGGTGGATTCTGTTGTTGACCGGTTGAAGATGCGTCGGTTCTTTTTGCCTGGTCAGGAGCAAGCTGCTAAGGCTTTGCGTGAAGGTTGGGATGCGAACAACCTTGATTCTGAGTCTGTTTTGCATCATCAGGAGACGATGATTCTTGGTCGCGGGTTCGTGACTGTGGGCTCGAATGAGGAAGATTCTGAGCATCCGTTGATTACGGTTGAGTCGCCTCGTGAGTTGTCTGTTGATATTGATCGTAGGCATCGGCGTATCCGTAGCGCTGTGCGGTTGTATGACTATGAGCCTGGTGAGGTTCTGCCGCGGGCTGCGACGTTGTACACGCCAGAGGCTACTAAGTGGCTCGAGGGTGACGGCAAGGGCGGCTGGAACGTCATTGATGAGGACCGTCACAAGCTTGGGCGTGTGCCGATTGTGATGTTCTTGAACCGGCGCAGGCTTGGTTCTTGGACTGGCGTGTCTGAGATGAAGGACGTTATCCCGCTGGTTGATGCTGCGGCTCGGTCTTTGACGAACTTGCAGATCGCTGGGGAGACGCATTCTGTCCCGCAGAAGTGGGTTGTTTCCGCATCTAAGGGTGACTTCGTTGATTCTGATGGTCAGCCTATCCCAGCTTGGGAGTCGTATTACTCGGCTATTTGGGCGACTGGTAATAAGGACGCGAAGATGGGGCAGTTCGCCGCTTCGGACCTCAAGAACTTCCATGACACGGTGAACCATTATGGGCAGCTCGTTTCGTCTGTAACTGGCCTTCCGTTGCGGTATTTGGGGCAGAACAGTGTGAATCCTGCTGCTGAGGGCGCTATCCGTGCTGATGAGTCCCGCCTGATCCTGAATGCTGAGCGTAAGCAGTCCAGCTTTGGTGATGGTTGGGGCTGGGTTATGGCCTTGTACGAGCGTTTCCGTACTGGCGAATGGCCTGAGGGTAACCGGATCGTCACTGAGTGGTACGACGCCGGCACTCCGACGCGTGCGCAGACTGCTGATGCGATGTCGAAGCTGTACGCGAACGGTCAGGGAGTCCTTTCCCGCGAGGGTGTTTGGGATGAGCTTGATTGGTCTGAGGCCCGTAAGGATCGTGAGCGGGAGTACTTCGCTCGAGAGTCCACTGACCCGTACCTTGCACGACTAGACGCTAAGGACTCTGCTGATGGCGTTGCAAACGTTGCCGGAGGCGGCGCTTAAGTATTCGCGTCAGCAGCGTATCGAGATTCAGGCCGCGGCTTCTGCGGCTGCCCGTTTGTGGCGGCGCATGGGCCCGGATTTTGATTCTTCGTACGCGCGGCTCGAGCCGTCTTTGTTGGCTGTGTTGTTCACTGCTCAGGAGAGGGTTGCTGAGGGCGCGTTAGGATATGTGCCTGATGTGCTCGAGGACGCTCCGGAACCATTGTATGAGTCTGCTGGGTCGCGGTTTGTTGGTGTTGCTGGGGACGGGTTGCCCGTCTCGAGCATGGCTTACGGCGCGGTGGTCCAGGCTAAGCAGGCGATGGCTCAGGGGCTCGATGTTGCAGAGGCTCTTGCAAGGGGTGGGCGTCATTTGACGCTCTCAACTGGCACGCTGCTGTCTGATACGGGACGTGCTGCTGAGAAGGTTTCTGGCGGCGCTCATAGGGTGCGGTTGTGGACTCGTATGTTGAATCCGCCGTCTTGTGGGCGTTGCGTGATTCTTGCGGGCAAGACTTCGCGTCAGTCGGAGGCGTTCAACCGTCACCCTGGCTGCGATTGCCGCAATGTGCCCTCGAGCGAGAACACCGATGATGACACACGCACTGACCCTAAGGGCTACCTTGATGGGTTGTCTGCCGCTGAGCAGGACAAGGTTCTTGGTTCTGCTGCTAACGGGCAGGCGTTTCGGGATGGCGCGGACATGAATCAGTTGATCAACGCGTACCGGAAGTCTGGTGCTGTCAGGCCGGCGCAAATCAACGGGCAGAACATCAAGTTCACTCGTGAGGGCACTACCCGACGCGGTCATGCTTACTGGCAGATGTCCCAAGCGCAGTACATCAAGGACCAGGCGATGTTCCGTGATGGGTCTAAATACAAGCGGCTCAGGGCCCCGCGGTTGATGCCTGAAACCATTTATTCCACGGCTAAGGATCCTGCTGATGCTAAGCGGCTCCTGAAACTGTACGGCTGGATCGTGTAGGTCCGCCTCATATTCTCCCCCATGCGCGATGCTTCGGGGGTTTATCCATCCGCGACGGAGGACAAACACATGTCGGAAGACACAACCACCACGGAAGCCGAATCTGTTTCGGCTGACACTGACGAGGCAGAAACGCCTGATCTTGGCGATGCGGGACAGAAGGCAATCAAGGCTGAGCGCGATGCTCGGAAAGCTGCCGAACGTAACGCTGCTGAACTGGCCGCGCAACTCAAGAGCATTGAGGACGCGAACCTGTCTGAACTCGAGCGGGCCAAGAAAGCTGCGGAGGCATCCGCTACTGAATTGGCGCAGTTGCGGGTTGAGAACACCCGCACGAGGGTTGCGCTCGAGAAGGGCGTACCTGCGGATCTTATCGAGTTCCTGACCGGTTCCACGGAGGAAGAAGTTGCCGCGAAGGCTGACGTTCTCCTGTCCCGGCTTGGTTCTTCCGGCACGCCGAAGCCTGACCCTTCCCAGGGCGCGAAGGGCAGCACGCAGAAGAAGTCCACTGGCGATCAGTTCGCGGATTTCTTCAACGAAAACCTCATCACTTAAACCTTTTGAAAGGACATACCCGCAATGGCTGGTATCGATCTTAACCGCACTAGCGCGGGCGTATCCGCGCTGCTCCCCAAGGAAATCTCGTCTGAGATTTGGGCTAATGCTGTCAGCGATTCGCTCATCATGAGCACTGCTCGGCGCATCAACCTGCCGGGTTCGGGTGTAACTATCCCGCTTATCACGGGCGATGTCACTGCTAACTGGGTGAATGAGACGGACGAGAAGCCCGTTTCTGATGCGACGATTTCTAACAAGTCGATCACCCCGTACAAGCTGGCTGTCATTGAGACGTTCTCGAACGAGTTCCGCCGTGACCTTCCGGGCCTGTACGCCGAACTTGCTCGCCGGCTCCCCTACGCGCTGGGCCGCAAGTTCGATTCCACGATCTTCAACGGCACCGCTCCGGGCTCGAACTTTGATGTTCTGACCGGCTCCACCGCTGTTGCGCTGGATTCCACTGACACCATCGGTGACCTCGCTACCGCGTTGACCACGGTTGGTGCTGCTGGTGGTGACGTTAGCCACTGGCTGATCGCGCCTCAGGCTGAGGGCACCATTATGACCGCGAAGGACGGCGCCGGCAACTACGCGTTCCTGCGTGACGCCCGAACCGACACTGGCGCTATCGGCTCCATCTTCGGTCGCGATGTTCTCAAGTCCGCTTCGGTCTACAACAACCCGGCTACCGGCCCGGACGTTGTTGGCTTCGCCGGCGACTTCGCGAACTCTGCCATCTGGGGTTCCGTCGAGGGTATCAAGGTCAGCATCTCCGATCAGGCCACCGTGAACAAGGGCGGCACCCAGTTGAACCTGTGGCAGCGCAACATGTTCGCTGTGCTCGCTGAGATCGAGGTTGGGTTTGTCGTGAAGAACGGCGCTCACTTCGTGAAGCTTACTGGCGCTACGTCCGCTTAATGATTTTCACGAATCCCTTTACCGGGAAGCTGGTTGACGCCTCGGATGAGTTCGTTGACCAGCTTCTTGGTGCTGGTTTCAAGAAGAAGGAACCGGAAGTCGTGGAGCCTAAGCGTTCCACGGCGACTGCACGCCGTTCTGCTCGAGCTAAGTAAGGAGGCTGGCCGTGGCTTACGCAACTGTTGCTGATGTTGAGGTGCGCTATGGCCGGTCGCTTTCGGCGGCTGAGTCTGCGCAGGTTACTGCGTGGATTGATGACCTTGAGGCGGAGATACTTGAGCGGATTCCGAATCTTCCTGAGTTGATTCTTTTGGGTCGTCCTACCGTGGCGACTTTGAAAAGGGTTGAGAGTGCCGCGGTGATTCGCAAGCTTGATAATCCGAAGGGTTTGCGGACTCGGACCGTCGCGATTGATGACTATTCGACTACGGAGACGGTTGATTCTTCGAACTCTGCTGGTTGGCTTGGCCTGACTGATGATGAGTGGAACTTGCTGTTGCCTGGCGTGTCTGGTGAGTCGTTCACTATCCGCCCTTATGGGGTTCCTGGTTACGCTTCGGCGCCTGATGTTTGGTTGTCGTTGTGAGTGCTGTTGATGCGGTCCTGCGCGGGCGCATTGAGGCTGAGGCGTTGATGTTGGATACGTGTACGGTGCATCGTCCTGGTGATCCGGTGACGGATGCGGACGGCAATGTAACGGCGGGTCTGACTTTGTTGTATACGGGTCCGTGCAAGATTCAGCAGACACTTGCCCAGTCGAGCAATCCTGAGGCCGGCGGTCATCAGTATACGGTGCAGGATACGCGGTGGGATACGCCTGTTGCTGCTGGCGTGTTTGAGGTGGATGACGTAGTAACGATTGTCGGTGCTGTGTTGGATCCTCAGCTTGTTGGGCGGGTGTTTCGGGTGACTGAGCCTTTCCATAAGACGGGGGCGACTGCGCAGCGTACACGGGTTGAGGAAGTGACGGCGTGAGTGTTGATGCTTCTGACCTGGATGGTTTGGCTCGGTCGTTCCGGTTGATCCCAGTGGTGATGGTGCCGAAACTCAAGGGTGTCGTTGCAAAATCGGCGGTGAACACCAAGAAGATCATGCGTAAGGATGCTGCTGGGTCTAAGCACTTTAAGCAGTTGGCTCGGACGATCAGCTATGACGTGAATGTGTTCCAGTTTGCTGGTGATGGGGTCATTGAGGCTGAGGTTGGGCCGTCTGGTGGTGGGGCTGCTTCGTTGGCTGGTATCGCGTATTTTGGTACGTCTCGTGCTGGTGGCGCTACTTTGCGTAATCCTGAGGACGCGATGTTGGAGGAAGCGCCGAACTTTTATGAGTTCGCGTTTCAGGCGACGGAGGGGCTTCTGTGATCCGGGAGCATTACGCCGCTGTGAAGGCGCTTCTTCCTGGTAGCGGGCTGCAAATCTATGTGTGGTCGGTTCCGGCTAGCCCGGTGTTCCCTTACGTGTGTTTGTGGGGTGACCTTGGCGACGAGTCAAGCGGGGGCCCGGACGGCGATTCGTTGTGTGATGTCCCTGGTGTTCTGACGCTGCGGTTCCGTGCAACGTATGCAGGCTTGACTGGTGATGCGTTGGGTGAGGTCGCGCGGAAGGTCCGTGCCGCGCTTAATAGGCAGACTCCTGTTGTTGCTGGCTGGTCCCCGTCGAAGCTCAGACAGTCCACGCTCATGGATGCGCAAACCGATTTCGATGTGACTATTCCGAACATCGGCCACCCCATTTTTGCTGTTGACGAGTTCTTACTTGTCTCGAACAAACTCTGAAAGGGGCCGTCTAATGACCGACTTTGTTGACGCCTATTCCAAAACTACCGGGGTGAAGCAGGTTGTTCCTGCTGAGTGGCTTGACCGCGCCGATGCCCCTTTCAATGATCTTTCCAAGACTCCCAGCCAGAAGGCTCGGGAAACCACTGCTCCGGCCTCGCCGGTTATTAAGGAGGCCAAGTAATGGCTCGTGTTCTTGCTGATGGCAAAACCAAATTCACTATCCTCGTCACTAAGCCTGTTAACCCTGCTGCCCCCACGGCGACAGAGTTGAACGCTGGCATTGATCTGTCCTGCGACATTCTTACGTCGGATTTCACGTGGGGTGCTACCGACTCTGACAAGATTGCTGAGAAGGCGCTGTGTGATTCGGGCAACTCGAATGCGATTGGTGCGTCTAACTTTGCTGCGGGGTTTACTCTGTGGCGGAAGTTCGCTACTGCTGGCGGTTTTGATGCTGCTACGGAATTGGGTTGGGCGGCGGTGAAAGCCAAGGGCGCTACCCTGTATGGCTACGCCCGTCAGATGGATAAGGATTCGACTGCGGCTTGGGCTGCTTCGGATGAGATTTATCTTGGCGCTGAGTTCATCACTGACACTCCGCAGCGCACGGACGGTACCGGCTTCATTAAGTACCGGATCCCTGCCGAGGTGCAGCGCGGTTACCCGTTTATCTCGGTTGCTGCTGGCGCCTAGTTTGACTGGTTGGTGGCGCGTTTAGGCTCCGCGCCACCAACCTCAAAACCACTTGAGCCTACCCACAAACTAATGGAGCCTAACCCATGAGTAAGACCCCGCAGGATTTTGACTTTGATGCTTGGTTGGATGGTGCTGACCGTCCGCAGCGATCTGTTGTCGTGTATCAGAAGGCTGGCTTGATCGCTGACCTTGACGCCTTGGCTGTGCGGATTGAGCATGCTGACGGTGAGGATGAGGTTGATGGGCCGTCGATGGTTGGTGGGGCCCAGAAGCTCCGAGCCGAGTACGCGAAACTGGCTGAGCAGTTCCACAATTCGGCGTTGACGATCCGGGTCAAGGGTCATGATGATGACGAGAAACGCGTGTTCGCTGATGAGCATAAGGGTGACGCGCAGAGTCTCGGTAGTTTGGTACTGGCTGACGCGATCATCGAGCCGAAGGTTACCCCGGCTCAGGTTGAGAAGCTTGAAAAGGTTTTGGGTCAGGCGCAGTTCCGGTTGATCACTGCGGCTTACTTGTCGGCGTGCAATGAGGTGCCTGTTGTGAGCGCCGATTTTTTGCCGAAGTCCTCCACACGGGGCGATGGGGAAGAGTAGTAGCTGCCCTGAAAACGAGTGAGCGGTTCCAACGTTCACCGTCCGCTTACCTTGGGGTTCTGCCTGATCGCAAGGACCGGCTGCTTGAGTACGCGTACACGCTGTATCTCGACGGCCTTTGTGACGTGTGTGGTGGCAACCGTGCTGAGTGCCGCAACGAGGCTAACGCTGGGTTGTATGAGGTTCAGGACACCGTTTGCCAACGTCAGGCTGCGGTGGAGGAACACACGGGGCAGAAGGGTTTCAAGGCGGACCCTGGCCAGCGTTTCTACGCGACTGAAATTGATGAGGAATTAATCACTCGTCGGACGTTCCCGCCACTTACCCGCTCCGATGATCAGGACGATTAGGCCGGCGAAAGCTACGAAGGCCGAGAATCCGTTGAGGCCTGGGTTCCCGTTTTCGCCTGCGCTGAAAAGCGCTACTGCGACGCCTAGGACGAGCATGCCCGCTCCGATTTTCATCGTGTTCGCTGCCTTGCGCTTATTCGCTTTGGTGGCCTGAGTCATTCAGTAATTGTCGCATGGCGGCTTCTTTTCTAACACCTTTGGAGGAAACGTCATGGCGGATCGTCGCGTTAAAGTCGTGTTTGCGGCTGAGATCCAGGGCTTTAAGTCCGCCATGGAGGAAGCTGCGCGGGCGACTGAGAAGACGAAGAAAGCTACTGAGGATGCTGGCAAAGCGGCGGATACTCATCTTGGGAAGATGGTTCAGTCTGCTACTAAGAACAGTGATGCTTGGGAGCGTACGGGGGTTGTGACGGCTGCGGCTGGTGCTGCTGTTGTTGCGGGCGTGGGTTTGGCTATCAAGTCCTATGCTGATTTTGATAAGCAGATGTCTTCGGTTCAGGCAGCTACGCATGAGACTGCCGGGAATATGACGCAGTTGCGTGATGCTGCGGTGAAGGCTGGCGCTGATACGGCGTTTTCTGCTGTTGAGGCTGCGCAGGGTATTGAGGAACTGGCGAAGGCTGGTGTTTCTACTAAGGACATCATGGGCGGCGGGCTTAAGGGTTCGCTGGATTTGGCTGCTGCTGGTTCTTTGGGTGTTGCTGAGGCTGCGGAGATTAGCGCTTCGGCGTTGACTCAGTTCAAGCTGTCTGGCGATAAGATCCCTCACCTCGCGGATCTTCTTGCTGCGGGTGCGGGTAAGGCTCAGGGTTCTGTTAGTGATCTTGGTGCGGCGTTGAATCAGTCAGGTCTGGTGGCTGCGTCCACTGGTTTGACGATTGAAGAAACCACTGGGTCTTTGGCTGCGTTTGCTTCGGCTGGGTTGACTGGTTCTGATGCTGGTACGTCTTTCAAGACGATGCTGATGTCGCTGAATCCGAATTCCGCGGCGGCTGCGTCTTTGATGAATGAGCTGGGCATTTCGGCTTATGACGCTCAGGGCAAGTTTGTTGGCATGTCTGAGTACGCGGGGATTTTGCAGAACGCACTTAAGGATATGTCTGATGAGCAGCGTAATGCGACGCTCAAGACGTTGTTTGGTTCGGATGCTGTGCGTGCCGCGAATGTTCTTTACGAGCAGGGTTCCGCGGGGATCAACAAGTGGGAAGCTGCTGTCAATGATGCCGGGTATGCGGCTGAGACTGCGGCGATCATGCAGGACAACCTAGCCGGGGATATTGAGAAGCTTGGCGGGTCCATGGACTCGGTGTTCCTTAAGTCCGGCTCGGGTGCGAATGACTTTTTGCGGGGCTTGGCGCAGGGCGCTGAGGATGTTGTTGATTGGATAGGCCAGATCCCTGAGCCGATGCTGAACACTGCGGCGGCGATTGCTGGCGTTGTTGGTGTCGCTGCTTTGGGGGCTGGGGCGTTCCTTAATTTGACGCCTAAAGTGCTTGAGTCGATGGAGGCGTTTAATAAGCTTGCCCCGGCTGGTGGTAAAGCGCGGGACGTTCTCTCTGGTGTTGGCAAGGCGGCTGGCGGGGCGATGGTTATCGGCGCTTTGACGCTGGCCGTAGCGAAGCTTGCCGAAGCCGATTACATGTCCAAGATTGATACGGGCATGGGCAGGGTCGCTAATGTGTTGTCCGATGTTGCCCGTAATACTCCCGGTGCGGCTTCTGGTCTTGATTCTTTGTTCAAGAACACTGAGGGCAAAGATCTGATCAACAATGTGAATGACTTGGACTCTGCGTTGAAGCGGACTTTCCAGCCTGACGCTGGGCGGCAGTTCAACGACTGGGGTGAGGGGATCATTAACTCCATGACTGGGGTGAAGGGTTCCAGCCAGATCCTCGGGGATTCGTTCAAGCGCATTGATGAGACTATGGCTAGCCTGGTTTCGAGTGGTAGTTCTTCGGATGCTGCCAAGATTTTTGATCGGCTGAAAGAGCGCAGCGGTGAGCTGGGTATCAGTGTTGATGATCTAAAGAAGAAGTTCCCTGAGTACGCGGATGCTTTGCAGAAGGCTGACGCGGAGACTAAGAACGCGGCTTCTTCGAGTGATAAGGCTGCTGGGGCGGTTGACAAGGTCGCGGCGGCTGCTCAGGCTGCGAAGCTTTCCGCTGAGGATGTAGCTAAGGCGCTTGAGGATGTTGGGCTTGCTGCTGATGGTTCGGTGACGGACATTGAGAAGTGGACTCAGAGCCTGTTTAACGCCGGGTTGTTGAGTTTGTCTGCGTCTAACGCTTCGATTGCGTATCAGGCTGCGATTGATGCGGTGACTGACTCGATCACAAAGAACGGCCAGACTCTCGATATTAATACGGAGCAGGGCCGCGCGAATCAGGCCGCGTTTAATGGTTTGGCTTCTGCTGCGATGGCTACTGCTACTGCTGCTGCGGCTGAGACTCTGGCTACTCAGGGGTCCTCTGCGGCTCAGGCTGAGTTGCAGAATAACCTTAAGCAGTCTTACAACGATTTGATCGCTGCTGCTGGTCAGTTCGGGATTACGGGTGACGCTGCGGACACGATGGCGCGTAAGGCTTTGGGCATTCCAAAGGAAGTCCCGATTGATACGTGGGTGAACGACAAAGCCACGGCGACCTTGGATTCCGTGAAGGCTAAGGCTGACGCTCTGGATGGCAAACAATCCACGGTGACAATCACGACTATTGAGCGGATACAACGCAACGTTGAGTCGTTCAATGGAGCTGGGACTCTTGGTGGCCCTCAGATTGCTGGTGGCGCTACGGGCGGTCGTGTGGCTGACATTCTGGGGTTCTGGTCTGGTGGCAGGTTGCCTTATGCGCGGCCTTCGGACATGACTAAGGACAACCTGATCGGCTACGTGAATGGTGGTAGGCCGATTGCTTTGCAGGGCCAAGAGTGGGTGACTAACGGTAAGCGCAGTGACGAGTATGACACTGAGCTGCAAATGATCCACAACGGGACGTTGCCGAAGTTCAAAGAGTATTCAGCGGCTCAGCTTGGTCACGCGCCTTCCGCAGTCGGTGGCAACTCTGGCCCGATGCAGATGACTGGAACGTTAGTCATGGATTCGGGTGAGGTGTTGGGTACTTTCCGTGGGATCGCTACGAACGTTGCACGGTCTGAGATTGGTTCGGCTGATTCGGCTACTAGGTTTATGAGGGCGGGCTGATGGCTGTTGTGGTGACTGTTGATGCGATCATGTCTGCGCCTTGTGACCGTGCCGGGCTGACGATCACAGGCCTAGGTATTGGCTCGTCAGTTGTGTCTGTGTGGCGGACTGCGGATGGGGAACGTTCACCCGTCCGCGGTTACCGTCGTGTGGTCATGAATGATGCGTCTTATGTGGTCGATTTTGATGCGCCTCTGGGTCGTCCGGTGACGTATGAGGTTGAGGTAATTAGTGGCCCAGGCGGCGCGTCTCGGACTGTAGCGGATCCGCTAACTATTCCTTCTACTGCTGGCGTGTTGATGGATCCGTTGGTGCCGCAGACTGCTGTGCCGGTGGTTGCTACCCGCAACAGCGATGGGGACGTTTATCTTAAGTCCCCGGCCCTGTCCCAACTTGAGTATCGGGCGAATGTTCAGGTGTTCGAGATCATGGGCTCGGATAAACCCCTGGCTCTCTTTGGTCAGCGTATGGCTGAGTCTGGGTTGGATACATCGTTGGCGACTCGTTCGGCTGAGGAAAACGCGAGGCTCAAGAAGCTGCTCCGGTCCACGGGGCAGTTGTTGTTCAAGCCTCTCCCGTCTTGGGGTGACCTTGATCTGAACGGGACGCTGTTCCTGGCTAACCCCGTGGCTAAGCAGTTGCCGGTGGACGTGACTTGGGGCGGGAACCTTACGTGGTGGGATTTGCAGTCTGATGTGGTTGCTGCCCCAACGATCCGTGTTTTGACGGCTGAGTTCACGTATGGAGATGTAGCCCTGTTGTTTTCGACGTATCAGGCGAAACAGGATGCGGTGGTTGCTTCGGCTGCTGCTGCGGGTGAGTCGCCTACGTATTTGTACGATTTGAAACGTCCGCTTGGTTAGGAGACTCCTTTGCGTCTGATTGATGAGTTGTCGTTGGATGCGTTGGAGGGTTCTAGGCCGGCCGATAGTTTGACGGTGTGGGCGTGGCGTGGTGACAGCCTTGTGGTTGCTGAGCCGCTCGAGGTCATCAGCGGAAGTTTTGATGATCAGGCCGGGGATAACGTGAAGGTCGGGCAGAAGGTAAGCCTGACTGTTGCTGATCCTGACGGGACGTTGGGGGCTTGGCGGCTGGATGACCCGCTGGCCGTGACAGGAACTAGGCTGCAAATCATTTACCGTGTCGGCGGTGCTGGTGCGGTCAACTACGGAACGTACCGGATCACGGCGAACGAGCCTGACGAGGTAACGGAGTTCCGCACTATCGCAGAGTATGGGTACGTTGAGCCTGACGGCCCGCTCGAGCCGCATACTCGAGATAAGCCGAACACTCGAGGCGTGGTTCATCTCGAGGCTGTTGATCTGACGGTTGAGGCTGACAGGGATAGGTTCGAGGCCCCTGAATCTCCCGGCCCTGGCGCGACTGTGCTCAGCGAGACGAAGCGGTTATTGACCCCCTATTTCCCTGTTGTGGTGGACCCTGGCGTCAGTGATGTCGCGGTGTCGCGGCAACTGGTGTTTGATCGCGAACGCCTCGAGGCCGCGCAGGACCTTCTAGGCAGGGTTGGTGCTCGTTACCGTATGGGCGGAGACGGGGAGTGCCATATCTATCCTCGAGCTAATGTCTCGGTATGGCGGGTTGGGCCTAAGGCTGGTCTGGTCAGGGTAACCCGTAAGCAGTCTTTTGATGGGCTGTATAACCGCTGGGTTGTTGAGGGCAAGGAAGAAGGCTCTGGTAATCCTGTCAGTGCTGCTGTGTCGATTGATTCGGGCCCGTTGAAGTATGGTGGCCCGCACGGTCGTGTCCCTACGTTCTACTCGTCTGAGATGATCACGACGACTGCTGCTGCGGTGCTTTACGCGCTCGAGCTTAGGGAAAAGTTTCTTGCATCACTGGCGCTCGAGTTGTCGGTTGAGTGTGTGCCGCGTCCTGAGTTGCAGGCTGGTGACCGTATCGAAGTTGGGTGTCCATTTGATGGGCGGGTTGTTTGGATACCGGGCGAGATCTCGAGCATTAAACGCCCTTTCACGACTGTTCCTGGTGCTACGTCGCTGACTGTTGCGTGCGCTTATGGTGACGTGATCGCTGCGCTCGAGCGCACTGAATGGGCTGAACATCTTACCGGCGAACTTCCGCCACTTACTTGGGACCGTATGCCTTCCACTTGGGGTGCTGGCCCGGTCATGCCTTGGGACGATTTGCCGTAGGAGGCGCACGTGGCTTTAGTTAGTACGCTCGCGGCTATCCCGAATGATGGGTTTTCGTTGAAGCTTGGCACTGCTTGGTTTGACGGTTCGCGTTGGTGGGCTGTTGTTGGTGGTAACCCTCTTGGCGCTAGGTGGGCTGACCCTACACAGGCTGTGCAGGGCGCGAACATCCTTGTCGGGATCATCAATGAGGGACGTGGTCAGTCGTCCGCGATTGTTCTTTCGGGTGTGACCGATCAGCCGCGCCCTTCGTCTGGGCAGATCATGGCTGTTGGTGTTGTTGAGTTGTTGTTTTCCGGGGATGATGGCGGGGTTTACGCGACTAAGCGCTACCTCGGTGCCGTGTCTGATTATGTGATTGGTGACCCTGTTCAGCTTATTTGGACGATGGGTATCCCTACTGTTCTTGGGGTGATTGGTGAGGTCGCGGTTCCGCCTCCTGCACCACCTCCCCCACCGCCACCGGTTATTGCTACTGGTACTGAGGTGTTGACGGCTACTGCTTCTGACACGTTTGGTGTTGGTGGTTGGGGTCGTTGGGCTGGTGGTGGCGAGAAAGTTTATTCGGGTTCGTATGGCGGTTACACGCTGACGGGCTCGTTTTTTTATGGGGCACCGCGTCCTGCGTTGCAGGGTAAGACAATCACGGCGATCCGGTTTAGGATCCCGCAGCGTCTCACGGTCGGTTCGTATAACTCTGCTGCGACGGTTCATTTGTATGCGCATACGTCGCAGGCCCGCCCTGGTGGTGACGTTGCCCGTGTCGCCGGTCCTTTTGATATTTCGGTTACGGCTGGTCAGGGCCCGTCGTGGGTGAACGTTTCTTCCGCTCACCCCGCGTTTGCGGGTATCGCATCGACCCTCGCTAACGGCGGTGGCATTAGTTTCGCGGGCGACCCATACACCGGCTGGACAAGCCGGCTCACAGACCCACTCGCTGGGCAAATCGAACTTGATTGGAGCGCCTAGTGCAGACTCTTGAAAACGGTGTTGTGGTTCCTACGAACTCTGACCCTTACAACCTGACCGATGATTTGGGTAATGCTTTCAAGCAGGTTCCTGGTGCGGTGCGTGTTAGTTCGCAGGCTCAGCGTGATGCGTTGACGAAGTACACGGGTTTGCGGGTGCAGCGCATGGATTTGCCGGGTCATCCTGATGATATTTGGGATGGGTCTGCGTGGTTGCCTTTGGCTCCTGCGGTGTTGTCGTTTTCGGCGAATTATCGGCAGGCTGGGACGTGGTTTCTGGATGCTTTGCGGCCCGCGTCGGTGTCTCGTATCGGCAGGCGCGTGTCGCTGTCTGGTGCGTTGGCTAACAACGTGCCGATCACTTACCTTGCGAACACTGAGTACACGTTGGCAACGTTCCCTGTGGAGTACGCACCGAAGACTTACTCGGAGCCGTTCGTTATTTTGACGAACGCGTATCAGGTGAATGTGTGGATTACCCCGGCTGGGCAGATCAAGATCTA